AGCTGTGGACATCAATCCAAGTGCTGTTCTTCTATTACTTGCTTCAAGTTCCAAGATCCCAACAGACTCTCCTTTTTGGAGTAAGTCAGTTGCAATGTGCCGCATGATGCTGGTCTTTCCCGAGCCAGATCCTGCAGTAAACGTGACAAGCTCTCCATATCTAATCCCGTGTAATTTCTTGTTAAGCCCTTGGAATGGGTATTCATGATCAAATGGTGCTTGTGGTGTTGTAACTAATTCTAATAAACTTTTACCCTCTATAATTCCATCTGGTCTATACGGCTTTGCATCCCATATAGCTTTTCTAATCGCTTCTGCGTCTCCAGACTGTAATGCTTCTGATGGGTCCTTATATGCCTCCATACGTGCGATTTTAACCTTTCCCGGAGGCAGTACCCCTGCAGCTTCTTCGGCTGCTTTACGTCCTGCTTCATCGCTATCAAAAAATAATACTATTTCTTCATATCCTTGGAACAATGGTATTTGTTTCTGGACATCTTTCTTTGCGCTGGCTGCACCGTGCGGTAATGAAACCATCGGCCAAGTCGGCATAGCTTCATAACAACTTGCAGCATCTAGTTCACCTTCAGTAACAACAATACGTTTACCAGTGTTAGGAAACAAATGCTGACCGAATAAGGTATCAGTGGAAACTCCTTCATAAGTAAACTCCTTCCTTTTGTTCTTTATTTTGGTTCCAACAAGTACTCCATCGCTTGTGTAATATGGAAAGCGTAGAGTAGCTCCTTCTCTGAAAATCCTGAAGAATCTGCAAGTCTTTTCAGATAGTCCTCTTTTTCTGAGGGCTTCTGCTTCTCCTTTGAGTTGGACATGTGTCATTTTACGTGTTGACTGTGAATTAAGATTTATACCCTCTGCGGGTGTGTAAGTATGGCAGACAAAGCAGTACTTGTGACCATCAGTATAAACTGAGTTAGCATCTGATGAGCCACAATTACTACAAGGTTCATGTGCCACAAACTCACTGATTATATCAGCCATTCTAGTGGTATTTCATGGTATGCTGTCCATGGTATATCATGACGATCACACCATTGTGCATACGTTGTCTTTGATTTCTTAGATATAGTATTATAGGGTGATTGGAATACCATCCTTAAATCTATATCTGGATTGTCCCTTTTAACTGCGAGCACCTTACGTCTGTCTGCGGGATCCCAGTATCCTTTTGTTTCCAAATAGACATAGTTTGGGAGCACAAAATCAGGAGTGTAATTATGCTGGATAGTATAAGGAACTTTTGTTGATTCGTATTCATAAGATACCCCTAGCCCTTCGAGAAGGCTTGCGACCTTCTCTTCAAGCTTAGAGCGAAACTTAGGTTCCTTTTTATTCTTCAATTTATCATAGGCTCTCTGAGCCCATTCTAAGTCTTCCTTAGAAGTCTTCGTCATCGTCTTGTTCTACTGGTGGTGCATCAGTGGATAGATAACCCTTTGTTTTACCAAAGAGGTCAGCTACTTGTTCAGTAGATAAGTCATCCTCTTTCACACCAGCCTCAGCATTCAACTTGACAACTTGAACGCCAACCAACTTAAGAGAACTACCATAGGTAACTCCATCTCTGAGGATATAAGGTTTCTGATAGAAACCAAGCTTAACTGTAGATCCTCCATATAGTGGTGTCTTTGTATCTGTAACGGGTGTGCCTTCTGTGTCTACCACAGGTGGCTTCTTATCTTCTCCCCATGAGAATTTTAATTTATATTTACCTTCAGCCACTTCTTCCCATGGTGTAGGTTTTAGTGTGGCTCTTTTAGGATTCTTGAGCTTGGATTCAGCCCACTTAAGGACTTCCTTCCTCTCATTTTCTAGCTTGTCGATAGTCTTATCATCGACCACAGCCGATAGTGAGTATCCAAATTTACCGGGTTCTAATACGGCTTGGAAACCCTCTAGTGTAACAGTATCAGTAACGTGAACGTTCTTAGGCATCTTCCTTAGTCTCCTCTTTAGCTGGAGCTAACTCCTTAGCTAGTGTTTGACGATACTCTCTTAGTTGCGTAAGTCTTTCATCTACATCTTTCAATCTTTGCATTTTAGCTTCTCTTTCGGCAGCTTGTAATCTCTCTTCTGAGACCACAACTATTCTAGTAGTTCCGAAGAAGCTATCAAATAAAGACGGATAAATCATTTTAACAGAAAAAATAAGTTGAATCAATAACCGATTCAGGTTTTAAGTCACCTATAATCGGTGGTTTAGTCTCTGCTCCAATTTGTGAAGCAAAGTCAGTAAGGTAATCACGTTCAGCAAATAAATGCATGTACGTTTCCCTTATTATAGTCGATAATTCATCCATGTCAACAGCTCGTGTTAGAACGCTGTCATGGATCAGTGCTACTGGGTGGTTAAACCTAATAGTACTTAAGTGGAGTAAAGATGCATCTAATGAATGGATAAGATTAGGTGCAGTAGCAGCCTTATGTCTAGTTAAATCTACATCATTACTTGGTCCTGCAACAGAAACATCACAACGACCTAACAACTGTAGCTTTAATCTAGTAACTTTACGCTTCATTATACGTTGATTAACTACAAATCCAGAAGGTGTAACCCACTCTAACTCTGTAGCACCACGTTTAATAGCCTTAGCTACCTCACTTTCTATCCACTTCATTACATTCATTGGACCGGGAACTACTTTATCCATAGCATCCCTGACAGCCTTGACTGTGAATGTTAGTTCATCTTTATCTATTTCTACACCATCCTCCTTTAAGGCATCTTTTATGTATGAGCGATTAGAGAATGGTTTAGCATTGTAAGGGATAGTCATAACGGTCCTTTTGACTTTCTTCCTATCCCAAACATTGTGTAGCGAAATAGGTACGAAAGGCTTCGCTGTCTCAGCGACTACCTTATATGCGTCTTGTGGACGTTCAGAAGGCAACACATTGACGAGTTGTGCTGTCTTTCGGTCTCTCGCTAATCCAGCGAGGATCTGAAGCCCACTGCATGTTGCATCCGTGGCAACAAATAGCCTTGTGTGTTCTCTGGTGCGTTTAGTTACTACCGAATAGTACTCCTCACACGCAGATAAAAATTGCCACGGTTCGTCCGCTGCCTCCCAGTCACCAAGATTCTCTATAGGATCCTCAGCTACTCTGGTAATCAACGGTATATTATTCTTAACCCAATCCAATCGTTCAGACATAGTTGATTTGTCTAAACCGTATGTCGTTGCTACTTGGAAGGCAAGCCATTTCTTTCCTGATTCTGTGATGTAGGTTGGATCAGCACTGACAATAAGTGATTTTCCAAAATCTGTATCTTGTACAGTAAGAAATGCAGGAATTGGGTAAGCCCTTCCACGGTAATCAAAAGACCAAGGTATATAAAACCTTTCACGATTCTTAAAACGTTGAACTGCTTCCATTGTCATTCTTGTGCGGCAGGATCTCTTGAACTCTGCTGCTCTCTTATTCATTACTTCAGCCGCATTTCTACGGTAAGCCTTCCTTGCTTCCTTATTGTCAGCAATATCAACTGGCTTTGGTGGTAAGTCGTATTGAATAATCGGGAGGAATTTACCAACACTAATGTGTTGCTTCTCTAACAATTCAGCTACCTTAACCGTAAATGGATTAAGACGATAGGCAACTTTTTGAATCTTATTTAAGAATGCTAATGGTACGTCTCCCTGTATACGGGCGACACCAGATCTTCTGACTAAATCATGCCCCTTCATGACCTCATTTAAGAGGTATCCTCCAGCTTCTTCATTGCTCCAATCCCTTGGTGGGACTAGCATTGGCCAAGCTAAGGGACTAAATAGTTCTGCATTCGACATAATCTCATCCTTGATATCCATAAACTCGGGAGTAGGGACAATATATAGAACTGTCTTACGACCTTCTCTAATCGTCTGTTTATGGAACCAACCACTTGATTCGCAAATGCAATCTAATAACCACGTTCCTAACTTAATACGTATAGATCTACTCCATGGTGTCCATGATTTAACATCATAACGGTTCATTAATGTCCTTATAATTACTAACTTTTGCTGTGTACCACATGCTTTATGCCAGTAGTTTTCTTTTAATTTAGTTAATAATCCAGGAGCATTTTCCTCATAATGTCTCATTTGACACTCATCTTCTATTGCATGACCTATACTTTCACATACGTTAATTGCTATGTTACTACCTTGCTTATAAGAAAAGATCTTATCAAACGACAGTTTACATGCAATGACCGCTGCTGACTGTGAATCAATACCACTAAGATAGACATGAATATCTCTAAATGTCTGTCCAAATGTACCCTTATGTATCTTTAGTTTAGTATCCTCTATCCTTTTAATTACTGAAGGTAAGAGACTATCTATACTACTGATACCATATACAGTTGCAGAGGCATAACTTTGATTCTCAAGTTTAATTGTTTGGTCAGTTAATCGCTTAAGTCCTTGACTTACTGCTTCACGTTCAAGTTTAACTTGTTCGTCTATCAGTGTCGGTGTTTGATGCATAGATTACACCTAATTCATCATTGATTTGTTCAGTTAATAGTACCTTTATCTCCTCATAATGTGGGTGATCTTCAGACAACAAGTCTAGTGCTTGTTTCTGGTAGGTATAAATATCTTCAAGTGTTCTCATAGTTCTTAGGAAACATGTGTGCTAAATCATCTCGTGTACATACAACAAACTCGCTAACACCCTCTTGCATAATCTTATGACAACGTTTATTAGCATTGCTCATTCTATCATACACCCATTCTTTTACCTTACCAGTTTCGATGTTCTGTTCTCTGATAATACATGCGACTGATGATGGTATCTCCCATCCATTCAGTTTCCAATCAAGAAAGATATCGTACTCAATAGGTAAATAGAATTCATCTGGTTGATCCTTAAACTCTTGCCAGTTATTAGGATAATACTTCTTCTTTTTCTTAGACATCATCAATAGGAATTACATCAGTTAAATAATCGTCCATACATGCTGCTTCATCTAAGCCAATGTATGCTGCGTCCATGTGATCTTCAGCATTGATAACAGCATCTCTGCCACTTTCTAGCTTGATTAAATACTTCATTTACGATAACCTTCTAATATATCAAGAACATCTTGCCACCTTGCTACCTCATGTAGTTCACTTGTGATAGCTCCCATGACATCTGAATGTTCTCCAATACCTACAGGATTGTTGAGGTATATATTAACATTAGCCTTATGGTAAGTCATTTCACCATGGGCATGAGCTATTGCAGCTCTGATTAGATCGTCTCTCATGTTGACTGTGATTGGGTGAGTTGTTTAATTAATTGTTTAGTTCTCTTCTTTGATTGTCTCAACGCTTGAGGTCTTTTGCGTCCTTTGTCTTTTCGCTGGACGTCCCCTTTTGCGTGCTTCAGTTGACGTATACTGTCCACTCTTTATCCTCCCTAATAAATCATTATATTCATTAACCCATTTATGTGTTGGGTAGTTATGTAAGAATGCTAAGACTGCATTCTCTACTAATATCTCATCACTAACTTTCATTTTCAACTACTGTAAGATGTGATTTCTTTACATACTTATTATACATTTCAATGAAGTCATCAAGAACTTCTTCCTTAAGTCCATTCAATAGTATACTATCTCCTGTATTATCACATACTCTAAGACACTCGTGTTCTTGACAGTAGTGCATGAATGGTTTGTTGAATGTAAACTCAATGGTTGTTTCTTGTTGTAACATGATGTTATCCAAATAGATGGTAAGTGTGATGTTTACGAATAGGTTTATATATTACTTTCTTCTTTACCTTCGCTTTACTATAGATTTTAAATAGTAGTTCAGTCTTCAATTGTACCTCCATGGTGTTCAACATCAGTTGGTCTGTCTTCTAACTCTTTATACTCAATAGACATTACTGGTAGTACTTCCTTGAGTTTATTAGTTATGAACCAGATTGCATCTGATGGGTTTTGTAGAGTCTTAACTTTGACTGTGAATTGATAGAATTTCATTTGTATTCAATGTAAGGTGCATGTTGTACTTCATCATCGATGTACATGTAATCAATTACATCTAAGTTAGCCCATTCTGCAATAGCAGCAGCCTGTTTAGCTAAACTTTGATTCTCATCTGTCTCATCAGGATCAGCTAAGAGGAAGTATGCTCGGATAGTCATACGACTGACCCGAACATTGTTTGCTGTAGTAAATCAGATGCTTTCTCATCAAACTCCTGAAACTCTAACTTAGATGTAACATCCATGCTGATTGCTTCGATGTATGCCCAACATACACTATTCTTATAGCTTGTTAAACATGCATCTGCATCCTTGAATAGATTAATTAGGAAGTCTGCATCATAGTTATCTGTGAAGTAGTCCATGATCTCGTCTTCATACTTATCATAGAAGGCGACGGTATCACCATAATATATGTGTTGAGAGCACACACCACTTGCACAGCCGTGACGTACAATCTCTTCCATTGTCTCCTTGTCATAGGTAGCAATGATTTCATCATAACCTCTCATAGTGTCCTTGCTTTGTTTATACATTAATTGTACCACGTCCTTGATGTGATAGCTAGGGTTTGTGTTCAATACCACATGATTCTCATGCGTCTGACTGTGAATAATAAATAACAATTAAAAAAGACTACTATATATTTATAATACATAGCAGTCATATTAATTAGAATAAAATAGCAATACTAAATGTTATTACTAATAAATAAACTAATACTTCTCTTTGTTGTAGTAAATCATTAGCTTCATTTAATAAGTCTACCTTATTAGTTTTAGTAGTAAATAATTTCATTAGTTAAAACCTAATTGATTTACGTTTGTAATTAACAGTAGATGGTAAGTGTTTAATACTAACTATCTTACCCTCTGCTCTTAGCTTCTCTATCTCTTTAGATAGTTGTTCATAATAAGTCATCATACTATACATATTCAATTAATAAATAGGTGATAACAACAGGCAGTAATCCAATTAATAACATAATTAGAATTGTTAGGTGAAATGATAGAATAAACTATCAACGGTCCATAAGAGAATTGAACTCTTATCTCTAGTGCGACAAACTAGCATGTTAACCATTACACTAATGGACCAAATAATACTGGACTTACATCATCATTCAATGCCTAAGTGTTAGACCCTTGTTAAACAAAAGTGATTTCTTTCTTTCTTAGGACTAATATTAATAGTGAATGCCAGTGATTTAATAACCTAACCAGCTTAACATCTCAAGTGGATCATTATATCTTGTGCAATCCTCTTTCCATTCAGAATAACTTGCACCATGATCATGTAATAATTTAGTTAGATTAGCATTAGATATTGTAAACTGATTCTTTCTATCAACTGTACAACAATCTAATACTGATTGTACATAAGATGGTTCATCATAATCATTTAAATAATCAAAGATGATTTCACCATCTGTTTCAACATAGTGTTGCATAATTAATCTGTGTCGCTTACATTGTCATTATAGTCTATCCTTCCCATCTATACCATACTATGTTAGCAATACCACACCATATCATTGAGTCTTACTATCTATCCAGTACTACACTGCATTGTACCGGTCTCATTCATAACTCTGACTGTGAATTATGACTGTGAATATAAACTATTATCTGAAATCGCTACAGATAGCAATAAAAATATTTATAATCCTTATTTAATTATAATAATAATCAGTATTAATCAGTAATATACAGTAAAAACTACCCCTCTGGGGGGTAATAACGTCCTTGCTATGACGCTAATAGGCTTCATAAATTTATGTTATTTTTCAAGGAGGACCATTTCTAGGCTGTTAGCCATGCGGTTATAAGCGTTTGAGACATGTATCTGTCCAGATACGACTGCTAAAGTAGCTATAGACCAGAAAATGTAGTAATAGCGCTGTTTAAGCTGTCTATGAGGTTTCTTCTTACACATTTGTAGTTGGGGTAGTGATTAGAGGG